GACAAAAAGGGCAACCGTCCATCATACGGCCGCCAGAAGGCCATCGGCCGTGTCTCCACCGAAAGCGGGTCGCTACAGACATCGCCCGACGATTACAACAGCTTGTGAGGTATTGCATGGATTCAAGAACTGATTTCAGAAGCATGATCGACGAATTGAAGCTCAAGTACCAAGAGAATCCAATACCAGAGGACGGCACTCCTGCGACCGTTGCACCAGTGACCATTACCCTCGCAGATCTTCGCATATCCCATTTCCCCGAGCGTTACAGGGGTGCGACATTCGAGGGGTATCGGTTCTACGGCACCGATGCACAGAAGGCGGCACAGAGAAGGCTCGTCGAGTGTCTGCGCAGAGGGTTGCCTGTGGTGATGTACGGCAACAACGGAACCGGCAAGACCCATCTTGCCTATGCCTCGATGAGGAACCAGATACTCCAGGACAAGGAAGCCGTGTATGCCTCTCTGACCGACATCATCGACGAGATCAAGCAGGGGTTCAGTGAGAACATCCCGACGGCAAGGATTGTGGACAAGTACATCGGCTACGACTATCTGGTCATCGACGAGATGGACAAGTCCTACGGCTCAACGACCGAGTTTTTGAACATCTTCAAGATCGTCAACGGCCGGTACATGACCAAACGCCCGACCGTGCTCATCTCGAACGCCTCCAAGGATGATGTGATGGAGATAGTCGGCAAGAGTTCGTTTGAGCGCATCGCCGAGGATGGCGTGGTGGCTTTCATGGATTGGCCTAGCTACAGGGGCAAGGAATTTCCCAAGGAGGAGTGGTGAAAATCTATCTATCCGGCCCGATGACAGGCTATGAAAATTACAACAAGAAGGCGTTCGACAAGGCTGAGTCCGTACTGAAGGAAGCTGGCTACGAGGTGGTCAACCCAGCATCACTCGGACTTGATTGCTCTTGGGTTGAGTGCATGAAAATCGACATCGGCCTTCTGGTCACATGCGATGCCCTGTACATGCTCAAGGGGTGGAGGCATAGCCAAGGGGCTTGCTTGGAGCATTGGATTGCCCACGAGTTGGGCATGGAGATTCTGATGGAGGGGTGTGAAATTGGACGTTGATGACCAAGTGAAGAAGTGCTATCGGTTTATCGCAAGGCTGACTCTTGATCGTGCCTTTGAGGACAACGATGTGGCGTTCTTTGACGCCGAGAGTGAGGTTTTCCAAGCCATATGCGGTGTCGCCGGATTTGATGTCGGGACAGTCATCAGCGCTGCAAAGAAGCGGTTCTCCGAGATTGGCGCCCTCCCCCAATTCGACGAGAGGTTCAAGCATCTCCTCCATGACCCATCCGATGTAATCCGAAAAAACAAGCAAGGCGTGAAGTTGGTGCGCAACCATGAGTGTTTCGGCTGGACGGAGAGTATCGAGGACATGAGCAAGGTGCTGGGCATCACCCCAAAGAGCGTCATCAGCTACGTCCGTTCCCACCATACCGTCCGCGGCGGTTTTTATCTGGTCTGGTACGGCTCAAAGCAGTTCAATCACCCGATAGGCGTGTTCAAGGACGGTGAGTGTGTGGCGCTGAGCAGTATGATAGGCGTGATAACGACCAACACCCGCCTTACGCTTGCAGAAGTGGAATATCTGCTCACCCACCCCGAAGGGAACGGCGAGTATGTGTTGCGATATGTGAAGCCGAGCAAAAAGGGCAAGAAAGGAGACAAGAAGTGAAAAGGCACAAGCATGGGTTCATTGACAGGGTTGCGAGAGAGTATCGGCAAGAGAAGCGGAGCGAGGCACGGCATGGGATAATCCCGCCCTGGCGATTCGTGGACATCCCAGAGCAAGAGCGCAAGGGTAAGTCGGCGAAGGAGCTTGACGAGCTTCGCCAAGACAAGTATGTGGCCGAGATGGAGAGACAGGCGCAGATGCGCAGTATCGCACGGCAGAAAAACAACGACCGATTGCTGGCGAGGCTAAGAAAAGCGCAGACTGCGAGCAGGGTGGTCAAGGTGGACGACCATCGTGCGACCGAGGAGGTGGCTGATGACGAACGCAAATGAGCTGATGGCGCAAATCCACAAGAATGCCGTGGAGCACGGTTTTTGGGATGATGTGAACATTGACCGTGCCGTCATGCTCATTGTCAGCGAGATTGGCGAGGCGATGGAGGCAGACCGCAACAACCTCCATGCACAGATGAACCCTGAGAACATCAGCATCATGGAAGTGTTGTCCGATAATGCGTTCGGCTTGTTTTTCAGCTTCCACGTCAAGGACACCTTCGAGGATGAGATTGCCGACATAGCAATCAGGATTCTCGACCTCATGGCCTTCAGCAACACAGCCTACATGGACGGTTTCAAGTCGAACGGCATGGCAGACCTCTACAACGACCTCCGCGGGCTGACCCAATTCGTATCATCGAAGCAGTACCTCTGGGCGATTTGGAGTGTTGAGTGCCTTGCGAAAAACATGGGCGTAGATCTTGAGAAGCACATAGCCCTCAAGATGCGGTACAACAGGAGTAGACCGTACAAGCATGGCAAACGCTACTGATAGCGTCATAAACGCTTCAGAATCGAAGCAAACTCCATAGGTGGTAGTTTACTTGACTTTTGACTGTGCGTTGATTCTGGTGCGATTAAACCGCAAATGCGGGCAAATTTAAGGAGTTTACAGATGGGACTTAGCTTGAGAGGGATACGCAAGGCGCATCCAGAGTTTCTGAGGGTGGTTGTTTTCGCTGGCAAGGAATGGTTCGTGGTGGGGCATTACAGCTCCATCTTGTGGTTGAGTGACGGCCAGACTGTGTGCACGGTCGGAGAGAGCGAGGTGGGTAGGTAGCCTGATGATGGGTTGCTAAAGTCTGATTCCTTTCGATACGAGCCGTGCCGTTCTCTGTTTGGAGGCGGTGCGGCCTTTTTGCAATGGGTCTTGCGAGAGAACCGCACGCTCAAGCTCATCGTACTGATGAGGCTCAAGACGGTACATTTCCAGCTTGTACCACATGGCGGTGGCATAGACACGGCAGTCGAGCGCCTCGTTCCTGTCTTGCTTTTTGATCCACTTGCCGCGTTTCCCATCGTTGATGAACTCTTCTGCGGTAAGCATCTTGAAGTAATGCTCTGGATAGTTGGCGGGGAACATGCAGTAGAAAGGCGTGTTCGTGTCCGTCTTGCCGTCTCTGATGTGCTGGCGAATCATGAGCCGCTCGTAGACGGTTGCCTTAATCGTCGATACGCCGACATCGTAGAATCTGAATTTCGAGCCGTGCCACTCGTTGTTCCGCTTGGAGTTGCCACCCTTGTCCTGTTTTTCCATCGACAGCTCCGACACTTGGATGCCGTTTCCTCTGACGATGAAGAATCGTGGGCTGTTTGTGCGATACCACAGCGCGTTGACCGAGTGGGAGTTGTGCCCTCTGTCCATCGCATTGGCTTGCGTGACGAGTCTGCGACCGTCTTGGCGGATGTACGTCCCGTTGATGACGACATCACGGTATCGCTCCCAGACAGGGTTGTTCGGGTCTGAGGTGAAGGTGTCCTTGTCGCAGTAGAACACGAAATAGTTGACGGATTTCGACCTCCCGTTCCTCCCCCAACCCACCACTTCACACTCGATGCGGTCGTCCTGTACGTCTGCGCCGCTGGTGAGCACAAGCACGTCATTCGGGATGTTCTGGTTGGGTATGCAGTCCTCGATGGTGGTTGTGTCGTAGTCGCTGTTCTGCGCCCTCTCGAACAGGATTTCATAGTCTGGCCTTGCCGCACCCTCGGTGTACTGTTCCGCAAGGACGGTGTTGTAGAACGAGGTAATCATGTTGGGGTCGCCGCTGTCCACCGCCTTGAGGTAGATTGACACGCATTGCTCCCAACTCTGCCAGCCGACGGGAGAATAGAGTCCGCTCATCCAGAACCCGACTGCGGTAGGGTCTGTCGGCTTCGGGTTGGTGGCTATCCACCGCCCATTTGCAAGCATCTTTGTCTTGTGGTGGTTGCGGATGGGGAACTTGCAATGTTCGCACTCCATCCACACATCGGTGACGTGCGTGCCGTTGTTTTTGTATCGTATTCTCGACCATTCAATGAGTTGCATGTGTCCGCACGACGGGCAGGGAACGAACAGCTTGCGCTTATCCGTCTGGTTGTATTCGCGGATTATCTTAGAGTTCCCGTTGATGCACGTAGAGGACACGTACACCTTCTCGCGCCCGCTGAATGTGGACGTCCTTCGGGTAACAAGGTCGAGCGGGTCGCCCTCGCCCTTGCAGTTGTCCGGCATGGAATCATACTCGTCTACAAAGGCGATTCGGCATGGCTTTGAGCGGAGCGATGCGGGAGCCTCGCCGCTTCCGAGTGCAAGGAATCCTCCAGGGAACTCCTTCAGCCCTACCGTATCGCCGGAGCGCTTTCCGCTCACGCCAGAAATGCGTTCCTTGAGTTGCGGGGAAGCCTCGATCATGGGGTCTATGCGGAGCTTGACCATGTTCTTCGCCTCGGTGTCGTTGCTTGACACAAGGAGCATTGCGCAAGGTATGGATGTGACGTAGTAGTCGATGGTGCAGAGGATAATCTCGGTCTTTGATATTTGCGTGCCAGTCCAAGCCACCACCTTGCGTGCGGTGCTGTCCGG